TCATCCCAATCGCCCCTAATAAAGTCTCTATACCGCTTCTCATTTTAAATACACTCTTTCGTTTGTTGATTAACTAATATCATCATGATATCAATACGCGATAAGCTTTGCAACTATATAGAGATATATTTGAGACTTAACTAAATTATGATATCTTTGTGTGTATTGACACGCACAGGGATAGGGATATGAGTGAAGAAGAAAATCCAAAGAAAGCGCCAAGATCTAGGAAGCTTGCAGAAAAAGATAAGAAACCACATGTAACGCCATGGACTGAAGAGCGTAAGGCAGTTAACAAGTCTGAGACTATCGCTATAAAGGCTAAAATGGCCGCTATGGCAGTGCAAATAGAAAAATCTCGAGGCATAGGCGGCCGTTATACAGAATACAATTCAGAAATCGGTAAAAAGTTTTGTCGCAAACTATCGCAAGAGCCATTATCTGTAGAGGCCATTTGCAATAAGTACCCAGACGAATTCCCCACGCAATCTTGTATCTTCGGTTGGATAGTCGACTTTCCAGAGTTTGAAGGTATGTATCGTGAGGCTAAGCGTGCACAAATGCACCTTTATGTCGAGCAAATCATTGATATTTCTGATGGTTCAGACGATGATTTTGTAGACCAAGTGAAAATTCAGCACTCCAAGCTTCGTATTGATACGCGTAAGTGGGTTGCCTCTAAGCTGGCTCCTAGAATCTATGGAGACACGCCGAAGATAGATGAGAGAACATCGCAAGAAACGTTGATGGCTTTGCAAGAAACCATCGCTGCTTTGATAGCCAAGAATGCAAAAGACTATTGATGTTCTGGAGATGCGCTCACAGATGTGGGGGTCTTTCCTTCTCTTCTGTGAGACCTTCTTTCCATTGGTAACAGGGCGACCATTCGTGGTTTCCACCCCCGCTGGGCGTGAGTCTCACTTCATCACCATTAGTCGGGAGCTTACGAAGTGCTCTAGGCTTGAGACGCAAAGCCTTATCATTAATGTGCCCCCAGGCTCTGGTAAGTCTACCCTCCTATGCTTTTGGATTGCCTGGACGCTGAGCCGCTGGCCTGATAGCCAATATCTTTACATAAGCTACTCGGTTGATTTGGCTACAAAGCATACAGCGATGATTAAGCGCATCATTGAGTGCTCGGCCTATAAGCAGCTCTTCGATGTCCATATTCGGTCTGACTCAAAGGCCAAAGAGCACTTCATGACGACCGCAGGCGGAAGTATTCGGGCCTTTGGTAGCTCTGGCGGTATCGTCGGGCAAGATGGCGGGCTGCCAAACCTGGATAGGTTCTCAGGTGCCGTACTGATGGATGACTTACACAAGATTGATGAGGCCCATAGCGAATCCATTCGTGAAGGCGTGATAAGAAACTACCGAGAGACTATCCTGCAGCGCCCTCGCTCCCCTAATATCCCCATGATTTACATAGGCCAGCGTGTGCACGAGGCAGACGTGGCAGCCTTTATGCTCTCGGGTGAGGATGAGCGGACTTGGAAGAGCGTTATCCTCAAGGCCATCGATGGCGCAGGGAATGCTTTGTATCCAGACGTGAATCCATTGGAGCAGTTACTACTGAAGAAGCAATACAATCCTTATGTATTCAGCTCTCAGTATCAGCAAGAGCCCATTCCTGCTGGAGGCTCGCTCTTTAAGCGCGAGTACTTCGCCCTGCTAGATGAAGATCCGACGATGCTCTGCACCTTTATCACGGCCGATACAGCTGAGACGAACAAGTCTTACAATGACGCCTCAGCCTTTAGCTTCTGGGGGCTCTATTACCTCGAGGATGGCCATACTTTGGCGCTCCACTGGATAGATGCACAAGAGGCGCGCGTCGAGCCTAAGGACCTGCAAGAGGCTTTCCTGAGCTTCTATGCGGATTGCATGCGCTACCCTATCAAGCCACAGTTCGCAGCTATTGAGAAGAAGAGCACGGGGGTGACATTGCTTAGCGTATTGTCAGAGCTGCGCGGCTTACAGTTGCGCGAGGTAAAGCGTACCGCGGCATCGGGCAGCAAGACCACAAGATTCTTAGAGATGCAGCCGATCGTGGCGTCAAAGCTGCTATCTTTCACTAAAGGTGCGTTCCACGTAGAACAATGCATCACGCACATGATGAAGATTACGGCGAATGACTCCCATAAGCACGACGACTTAGCAGATACATTGTATGATGCGGTAAAGATTGGGCTCATAGACAAGACGCTATATATCCCAGAAAGCGTAAACGAATCAAAGAATGCTATGGTAAAAAACATGGCGCAGGAATTTAATCATCGGGCACAGGCACTTAACAGGGCGCGAGACCAACGGAGTAGAAGATGACCATTGCGAAAAAGCATCAGGACAGACTGAACGACATCAAGGACAAGATAAAAGCATCGCATGACTACTTCGAGGATAACGTTAATCGCTATCATGAGTTCATGAACTTTGTTTTTAATACGAGCTTAAGCTCTGCAGATGTGACAGCCCTGAATGTGATTCAAAAGCCTGCTCTTGAGTTCAACATCCTCGAGGCAATGATATCCCGCCTTCGTGGTGAGTTCGCTAAGCAAAAGCCTTCTATCAATGCCAGGGCCGCTGATGGCGTTCCTCTAGACAGACTCACCCCAGAATTCATGGATACTATCGAGGTGATAGAGGCGCATCTGCGTGAAATCCTTTCTGATGGAGATAATGACTCACTGCAATACCGAATCTATTCTGACATTCTTGCTGGTGGCTTCTCTGTGATGCAGGTCTTTACCGACTACGTCAACGAGTTCTCTTTCGATCAGCGCATCCATGTAGAGCGTGTATTTGACCCAACCCTTTGTGGCTTTGACCCTATGGCCCAAGAGCCCCATAAGGGCGACGGCAACTACTGCTTCCAGCTCATCCCCAAGACTCGCGAAGAGTTCGAAGAAGAGTTTGGCGCTGAAGCCCTGAAGGACGCCAAGTTTGTTAGCGGCTCTGTAGGCGGAAGCGAGTCCGACTTCAATTGGACCTATAAGAACCAAGACCAAGATATTGTTTTGGTGGCTGATTTCTATGAGAAGCAGCGCAAGCACGTCAAGATTGTAAAGATTTCGAATGGCCATGTAATGCAGAAGCGTGACTATGAGAGGTTCATTGAGCTCTGGGAAGCGAATGATGTCTTAGAACAAGCGCCCATTATCATCGAAGAGCGCTGGACGGACATCGAGCACATTGAACGTTACAGGCTCTGCGGCGAGAAGATTCTTGAACATACAGTCACGAGCTTTAAGCAGTTCCCCTTAGTATTCGTTGACGGAAACTCCATCGTTATCCGCGAGAGTGAAAGCAGTGCAGCGCAGCAAATGACGCGGCCCTATGTCTACCACGCTAAAGGCGTTCAGCAGATGAAGAACTTCTGTGGTCAGACCATCTGCGCCGAGATTGAAAACATGGTCATGTCCAAGTTTAAGATTGCAGCAGAGGCTATCCATCCTGAGTACAAAGACGCATTCATTAACCCGCAGCAGGCATCCGTGCTGGTTTACAATGCCTTCTTCAAGGACAACCCAGAGCAGCCTTTGCCACCCCCAATGGAAGTCCAAAGGACCGAAGTTCCACAGATTGTCCAGGCAAGTTTTATGGGTTCCGACCAAGTTACCCAAACAATTCTAGGCTCCTATGATGGCGTACTGGGAATCAATAGCAACCAAATCTCTGGTGTTGCAATCCAGCAAGGCGCCCTGCAATCCAATGCGGCTGCAATCCCGTACCTTATGGGTTATATCAATGGCCTGAACAGAGTTGCGCAAATCATTATCGATTTGATTCCGAAGTACTACGTCACCCCCAGAAGCATTCCCATTAAAGGCAGAGACGGTAAGCGTAGCTATAAGATTATCAACAGCACGGAAGTCCCGGCTGATGAGGACGATAACCAAGACCAAAGGCAAGAGCGCGCTGAAGAAGGCCAAATGGGCCAACAAGGAATGCAGCCAAAGCCTAAGTTCAAGGCTCCTATTATGATGGGTTACGATCCGAACGACTTAGAGATTCGCATCGAGGCAGGCCCGAATGCCGCCATTCAAAAGCAGGTAGCTCTAGACCAGATTACCCGCATGATGGCCAGCAGCCAGCTCTTCGCCGAGTTCATTAACACTAAAGGCCTTGAGATCATCATTGATAATCTGGATATTCGTAGCGCAGACCAGATGAAGGTCTTAGCCGCTGACTTCATGAAGGAACAGCAAGCCAAGCAAGAACAAGCGATGAAGATGGCTCAAGAGCAAGCAGGTAAGCCTGACCCAATGGTTGAGTTGGCCAACAAAGATATCCAGGTCCGTCAGCAAAAGGGATTGATAGACGCCAAGATTGACTACGAGCGTGCGCAGACCGAAAGGATGAACGATGCAGCCAAAGTTGCACTGCAAAAGCAGAAGCAAGACCTTGAATATCATAAGGTTATGGCGCAAATGCGCCTAGAACAAAGCAGGCATCAACGTCAGATTCAAATGGAAGAAGAGGATAGAGCGCATGCTGGATTCGCCTTGGCTCTTGACGCCTTGGGTCATATGAACGATGCTCAGGCTATGCAGCAGGAGCAGCCAATGCAACAGATGCCGCAACAGCAAGAAGAGGGGATGTAATTGGTTGTTGTAAAGATAACGCAGTATAGAGATGATGGCTCTCCAGCGTTCACTACATATCTGGAAGGCCCGGATTTGCATGAGCCGGCTAAGTGGGTGCCCCAGGGGTATAGGTATTCCCTAGAATTCTTATATGGCGATAAGCTAGAGAAGTACAAAGCAAACCCGTTGTGGTATTGCGAAGAGGCTTAAGGGAAGGCGATGAGTGAGATTGGCGGCAAGATAAGACACCTGCGAAAGATGCGCGGGTTTTCCATGGAGCGCCTAGGCTCTTTATCCAACACGAGTAAAAGCTATATTTGGGATTTAGAAAACTACCCGTCTAATATAACCGTGCAAAAGCTAGAAGCGATCTCAATAGCGCTTGGCGTCACGCCGGAATATATTATGGGACGTGAAGAGCTGTCAGATGAGATTCTTCATGAGGCTTTTTTTAATAAGTTTAAGAAACTTAGCAAAGAAAACAAAGAAAAAGTTATAAAAATAATGGGTATTATAGAGGGGTAAATCATGAAACTAACAATGGACAAACGCGCTAAGCTGTCAAAGTCCGAATTTGCTGAGCCAAAAGAAAGGAAGTACCCCGTTGAAAACAAAGCTCACGCAAAGAATGCAAAGGCGCGCGCTAGCGAGATGAAAAATAAAGGCAAGATATCTGACGCAACCATGAGGAAGATTGACCGCGCTGCGAACAAAGAGTTAAAGAAGAAATAGAATTAAAGCTACTGGGAATTCCCGCCTAAGGTAGCTTTACAGGGGGCGTAAGTCACGCTACGTCCCCCTGGTTTTTTAGTGGTTATTTATCATAGACTTAAATGAACTCGTCTTCATCCTCATGCTCATAACAAACTATAAAATCATCCATGATATTAATCGTATCTATGGATGCGCTGTCTCCCTTCTTTTCGAGGTACTCCCGTATATCAGCGATCATATCGCTGTTACGTCTAGCATTTTTCATCAATCGATATCTCTTAAGATCTGCAGGAAGCAATAAATCGAATTCCAAGCTGACTTTCATTTTGAACCATCGCCCTTCATCTTCCTATAAAATATCTTGCACACGCTGTCTAGCTTTCCTACGGTCGCATAGGTGTTGACTTCTACGTCCGTAATGCGCTTGAACAGCTCCTGTACAGCTGCATATATTTTATCTAATTTTATATTAAGATCTTCTATATCTTGTTTATTCGCTTTCTCAACATCCCTGCTGTGTTTTCCGATTCGGTCTAGTAGGCTCATAGGGTATCCCCGTTAATAAAGAAGATTACATCGTGCAGTGTTACCCACTGTTCTTCCATGCTTTAGGCTCCCTTCACAATGTAGCTATGCTTCGAAGGCTCGCGGCCTTCTACTCTCAGTAAATACATATAGATTGCCTTTATCTTATCTAGATACCAGGTGCCCGCCTTAGGGCATTCTTCCAGCACTCTGCCAAGCAGCTCAATCATATGGTCGGTCTGGCGTTGCTTCTCTATTTGAAGCCTTTCTTTGTCGGTTAACTTCTTTGGTCCTGGAGCTGCACGAGCGCGCGCCATAATCCTTTCTACTGGCGAATCCTCTTCGTCTTCTTGCTCATCTGTCTCGTCTTCTATCTCGGCATCCGTGGTAAATTCTTTATCCATTCCCTAACTTCCTCTAAAAAGTACATCGCCCTTTTCCTTGGCCTTACAGGCTGTGGAAACCCTTCTTGTTTTCTTAATACCTTAAAATGCTCGAGGCTCACCCCCAAGATTCTGCTCACCTCTATGCCATTAATAATGACAATGTCCTTATTTGGATTTTCTTCCATGCGGGACTCCCTTTATGCCCGTATTTGTTTTGATACGCCAGATTACACCCGATTATACCATAATTAAGTCTTCATCAAATGTAATCTTGCTGCCCTACTTAGCTATACTTTTGTAATTACCGACCCCGCGGGTACCAGGGGCGCACACTCAGCGTTAGAGGCAAGACGACGTAATTGTCGGGAAGGAGACAAAAGTGGAAAGTGAAGTTGATGTAAATGTTAACGCCGCGCCCTTGGATAACGACACAGGAATGTTATCGAGAGAGCATGTTAACAAGCTAATAGGGAAAACGCGTCAAGAAGCGACTGAACGTGCTCGTCGTCAGTTCGAGCAGGAACAAGCGCAGCGTGATGCGGAAAGGCAAGCGCAGGCCATTGGGCAGCAGACCCCATCCATGGGCGGCATGACCGCTGTAGACCCCGAGCAAATGAAGCGGGATATCTACGATAGGATTATGTCTGAGGCACAGGCTGCACAGCAGCAAGCACAACAGGATAAGCATCGTGAGTCCATGCAAGAAGTTGCAGCGACTTACCATAAGAAAATGTCTCAGGGCAAGGAATTGCATGAGGATTTTGATGCTGTGATGGCTGACTTTGCGCCGTCTGAATTCCCAGAATTGGTGTTTCTGGCAAGCCAATTAGATAACGCCCCGAGCGTTATGTATGAGCTTTCTAGTAACCCGATGAAGTTAGCTCAAATAAACTCGCTAGCTAAGAGTAGCCCGACCCAAGCAACGAAAGCCTTAAAAAGCCTCAGCGCTTCGATTCATCAGAATCAAACGGCTGCCACGCAAAGCGCACAAGCATCAGCACCTCTTTCTCGCTTGAAATCTTCTGTAACTGCAGGGGCAGATAGCAATGAGATGAGCGTGGCCAACTTTAAAAGGCAACCATGGCTTAAAGGGTAACCTTCCCATCATAGCTATCTGCTAGAGAGTGTTAAACAAACTTCAACTTTAGGAAGCGATAGCTATGGCAGTGCCGAATAATATCTTACAAACCGTCCAGACTTATCAAATGTCCGGACTTGCTTATTTACAAAACTTAAATTGCTTTATTGGCACCGCTAACACGAAGTTCAAAGACTTCGAGAAGATGGCTGCTAACTTAGGTGATACGGTTACATTTGATTTGCCACCACGTTTCACCACGACTGCAAGCTTAGTAGCGAATTTCCAAGCTGCTGACCAACGCGTGCAAAACTTGACGGTTAACCAACAGATTTCTGTTTCTTATGCCTTCACCGCACAACAATTTATTTTCAACGTAGAAGATTACATGAAGCGCTTCGGTAAGTCGGCTTCTGAAGAATTGTCTGCAAAGGTTGAAGCGAACGTAGCATTGAATTGCATTACCCAGCCTTACCGTTTCTACGGCGATGGTGTAACCCCAATCAATTCCTACAACCAATTGGCACAAGCGCTTGCTCAGTTCCGTAACTACGGTTCTGCAAAGGGAATGGCTAAAGGCTATCTCCAAGACACCGCGATTCCTGCAATCGTTGGTAGCGGCTTGAACCAGTTCGCTATGGATCGCAATGATGTTATCGCTAACTCCTGGGAGCTCGGCGAGTTCTCACGTTGCGAATGGTACACATCCAACTTGCTACCCGTACAAATGGCAGGAACTGCCGGTAACGAAGCATTGACCCTTACCGTTGTTAGCACGACCTTGGATTCTGCTGGCGCTGTAACCGCAATTACCTTCTCGATTTCCGGATCTCCTGGCTCTGACACAGAGATGGTTCAGCTGAATGATAGCTTCCAGTTTAACGACGGTGTAAGCGGACAGACTAACCTTCGTTACTTGACCTTCGTTGGACATCAAATCTCTGCCGTTCCTGTGCAGTTCCGTGCTACCGCAAAAGCAGGCAGCACCGGTGGCTCACAAGTAACCGTTCCGATTTACCCAGCGCTTCAAGTGAATGCAACCAACGCGCAAAATATCAATGCTGCGATTGTTGTCGGCATGCAATGCTCGGTTCTTCCAAACCATCGTGCAGGTATGATTACAGCGGGCGACCCTCTGTATATCGCTATGCCAGCGCTTCCTGAAGAAGTTCCATACCCAACGGCGAACCAATACGATAAAGATACCGGTGTTGCATTCCGTCAATACTTCGGTAGCGTATTTGGACAAAATACCCGCGGTATGATTCATGACTGTATCTGGGGATCGACAGCTGTGCCTGAATACACAATGAAGTTGGTATTCCCGCTATAACTTGACTTGGAAATCCCTGCTTATTCGTAGGCAGGGACCTTGATTAAAGAAACCGCTTTAAAGGAAACATAAATGGCTATTACTCCCAACAGTCCTATCTATACCCCGTTCACCCCCTTCCTTAGCGGGCTCCAGCTTGCATATGGAAGCACGACAACCCTAACGGTTGCTGCTGGTGTAGCTTCGGACTCCACCGTTACTAATGAAATCAATCTTCCTGCTTTTGTTACCATTAATGCAGCAGCAAATGGCGCCAACGGTCTGGATACAGGCACAGTAGCAAATGCCTCCTTCTACGCAATATACGTAGTTGGCGATTCTACTGGCTATAACGCTACCTGCGGATTGATGTCCCTAAGCGCTACCGCGCCCGTCTTGCCTGCACACTATGATATGTTCCGCCGTGTAGGTTATGTTCTTACTGACGGAAGCGCGCATATCTTAGACTTCAGCCAACGTGGTGACGGTCTATCCCGTGATATGTGGTACGCGGCTGCGATTGCAACCAACATTACCGCTGGCGCATCGGCAACCTTCGCAGCAGTAACGGCATCAGCTTCGGTTCCTGCACCAGCTGCAATTGTGCACTTAAAGGCTGTGTTGACTGCAGATGCTGGCGCGACCCGCACAGCTGCTTTCAAGGCGACTTCTTCGAGCTCAGCTGCCGGTCAAGCCTTCATGTGGGCGCCTGCAAGCACTGTAGCAACCCTATCTGTTGATTGTCCTTGTGACGCATCAGGCGCGATTAGCTACTTGGTATCCAACGCAGCGGCGGCAATTGCCATCTCTGTGAGCGGTTACGTCGACCCATTATAAGGTAGATAGAAATGCCCTACACAGCTACGAAACTCATTACGAATGCATATTATACGAGTGGTATCGTTGGTCGCGAGTTCCAAACTGTGTCGGGCGCCCAATTAAATGATGGCTTGGACATTCTAAACGAGCTTCTGACGGACAAGTTCGCAGAGACGGACCTCCTTCCTTACTATACGACTTACGACTTTAATGTCGTCCAAGGCCAGGAGTCTTATTTCATACCGAATTTGGTAGAGATAGACACCCTGGTTTTCTTTATTAACTCTGTGCGTTATGCGATGCGCAAGACCCAGCGGGACGTCTACTTTGGTAGCCCTCGTGCGGACAATATCCAATCGCTCCCATTTAACTGGCACTTCGAGCGCGGCCTCGGAGGCGGTACGATTTACCTGTATTTCTTGCCAGACGTGAATTATCCCATGCAGCTGGTAGGGCAATTTGGTCTTTTGGAAGCGACAATAAACCAAGATTTATTGCTGACATTTGACCAGTTTTACATCTCATACCTAAAGTATGACTTGGCTAGGCGACTTTGTATTAACTATGACTATGTGATTCCTGATGGCGTGAGCCTTCAGCTATTGCAGTACGAACTTTCTATTAGCAAGCGTATATCGCCTATGGACCTGAGCATGCAGAAGATAAGCACCTTAGGAAAGCGTCAGGCGCTCAACTACGCGCAAGTTAACCTTGGTGGTGGCTGGACCGTCGCTTAATTAATTATCGTAGGAATGTAGTTCTATGCCAATTCGCACGACACCGAAATCTACGCAAGCGCCTGTCAATGTGGTGGGCTCGAGCGTGTTCGGTCGTTATGCAAAGATATCTAGCGAAAAAACCTACAATATGTTCATATCCGATAATTGGCTGGTCAACTTCTCTGGCTACAAGAAAGTGCTGCAGATTCTCCCTACAGGCGCCGGGCGTGGTTTGTTCCGCAGTGTGCGCGGGGGCTTCATGCTGGCCGTGGTAAATAGCGAGGTAGTTCGCATCGATGAAGATCTCGGAATTTCAATCATTGGCGCTCTTAACTCTAGTTTTGGCGATGTATATATTGACGAAAACCTGAACAACCAGATTTGTCTGGTCGACGGCGTTAATATTTATCTGTATAGCTATCTGACGGCTCAATTTACCGTACAGGATGCAGTGAGCGGACTAATCCCTTCTTATGTTTGCTATCACAATACAAGATTCCTCATTGGAAATGGCAACAGAAATACTGCGGGCTCTACCTGGTACGCATACTCTTTCGGAGACGAGATAGCCCTTGGAACGGCGCAAATTTTTGCTCTACATACAAAGCCGGACTACGCCACAGCTATTAAGCGAATTCCAGGCCAAGGTAATAACGTTTTGGTTCTAGGAACAACGGTGTGCGAAATATTCACACAAGTAGCAGGCCTAGACGCCTACCAAAGAAACTCAACTATCAATGTGGATTATGGCTGCCTTAGCGTGTCTACGATCGCATCGAGCGATACCTTTATTGCATGGCTTGGCGTCAATGAAAACAATGCCCCAGTAATTATGGTATATACAGATCAAGGCGCGCAGCCAATATCTACAGATGGTATAGACTACGTGCTGCAGCAAATTAACTTCCCGGCCAAATCGACGGCCATGTTCTTCCGGCAAGACGGACACCTATTCTATCAAATAACTTTTTATGACCTTTCTGATAACCTGACACTGGTCTATGACTTCACTACAAAGAAGTTCTTTAACTTAACAGATGCAGACTTGAACTATCACCCAGCGACAGAGGTGGTATATTTCAATCAGAAGACATACTTCATATCTTTAAACGATGCTTCGCTGTATGAGTTCAGCACGAACTACACAACCTATGATGGCCTAGAGATCCCACGTGTGCGCGTATGCAAGAGCATTAGGGCGCAGAATAGCCAGCGCTTCATAGCCAACTCTTTAGTAGTAATCATAGAGCAGGGTTGCGATCCAGACTTCGTTGCTCTGAACCTAGATACAGTCAATTACATTGTGCGCGAGAACATCCAAGACAGAATGCTCGCAGAGGATGGCGTTACCTTCATTGTGGCAGAAGGTTCTGGTCCGGCCGAGAGCCCTTCATCTATGGCTTCGAGCCCGCTTATCTACAGGCCACGGGTTGATTTGAGCTTGTCGTATGACGGCGGAATTACCTTTGGTAACTGGGTAGCTAGGGAATTAAACCCCTTAGGCTATCGCAAGAACATGCTGACCTGGGAAAAGATGGGCGCGGCTAACGATCTAACGATGAAGTTTCGTTTTATCGGCACCGCTCGCTTCATAGCTAACGATGGAATTTGTGACATATACTAATGGAAATACCAACCTACATCAAAAACCCAAACCAGGAAAACTACAACGAGTTGTTTAACCAAACGCTGCGCAATGGCTTGAGCGATAACGGATGGACAGTTCCACAAGTCACCGCTGCTAAGATTGTAACCTTGGCTGCGATCATGCCAATTGGTACACTATGGTATGACACAACGAACAACAAACTTGTCGTGAATACGCCTACTGGCACACAGACAATCACAAGCGCATAGGGAGAAGATGGCATGTCATTTTTAGGCTTCGGAAGCACACAGGCAAGCAAGGCACAGCCCTATTTTAATCAGGCCGCTGATGTTTCTCATCAATACCTAGATCCTTATGTGCAACAAGGACAAGCTACTTCGCAGCAATTGGGCAGTCACAATGACATGCTGATGAACGATCCCCAGGGATATTTTAGCCAAATATTGCAAGGCTATAAGCCTTCCACGGGCTATGATTATCAGTCGAAGAAGCTCCTACAGACAGCGCAGAATGCCGCTTCAGCAGGTGGCTATAGTGGGACACCTCATGACATGCGCGATCAAACAGAATTAGTTAATGGGCTTATGGGCCAAGATTTCCAACAATACTATAACAATATTATGGGCATCCATGACCAAGGCCTCCAAGGCAATCAGCAGATAGCCAACCAAGGTTACGGCGCATCAAATGAGCTCGCACAAAGCCTTGGTAACAATCTCTATAGCCAGGGAAATCTAGCCTACCAAAATGCTGGCGAAAGAGATGAGATGAACTCGAAGCTGTTCCAGTTGGCGCTCAAAGCTGCCGGCTATGGATTTGGCGGCGTTCCTGGCGGAATGGCCGCAGACCAAGCGATTAACTTATTCAGCGCAGGGGGCTAACAAATGCCGCTACAACCTTTTCAGCTAACAGGCAGGCCTAATGCCGGCGCTTATGACTATATCGGCAATGCATTAGACACCTATAGAAGTGGGAAAAATGCACGCATTGAAGACGAGAAGATGCGCTTAGAGCATGCTCTAATGCAGAAATATGCAGCGCCGATGAAAGAAGCGGAAGTTGAAAAAACCAGAGCAGAAGCGGCGCGCGCACCTTTTGTTGGTCTTACTGGTCCTGTGGCTAACTATAATAGCCTAAATCAAGTAAAGAAAATTTATGGTGAGAATTCTAAACAAGCAAAAGAAGCTCAAGAAGTTTATGATCTTGATAAAAGAAACACAGAAAGCATGGTTAACTCTCGCGATGAGTATGCAAAAACATTAGGCGTAAGAATTTCATCCCCAGAAGTGAAAAGGGCAAATGAAAGGCATCAAGTAAGCGAAGGGCGCGACCCAGCTAGCGGGCGTAAATTATCTCCAAAAGAACAGAGCATTCTTTCTAATGAATTGGATTTGGCGCAGTTAAAAAGCATTACAGATCCGAATACTAGAGCAAAAGCAATTTTAGCTATTAATATGGATAAAGCTACAGAATCCTATAACCCAATAAACCTCGTAAGGTATTCTGGGCCTATCGGAGCAATACAGAAAAAAATTCAGCAAGGCTTGGCGCTGTCAGGAAAAGAATCAGAGGAATATAGGCTATATCGTGAAGCGGTTGTTGGCGCAGAAGCATGGAAAACCCAAGTAAGACAGTTCTATGGAGATTCTATTTCCCCAGAAAAAGACAAGCAACTGGAATCGCTTACAAACCCAGAACACATCGCAAGCAATCCAGAGCTAGCGCTTCGTGAATACCAGCAATTTTCGAATATTTTAAAGATGGAAACTGACACATATAGAGATGCCTTGTACACCACTAAAGGGCTGGTTCCAGAAGAAGGACGTTATCAAGAGCAGCCGCAGCCAATGAATTTCAATAATGCTATTGGAATGGCCGCCCAAGGCGCCCCTCAAAGCGCTCCAGACTGGAGCAATTTATCTGTTGAGCAGCTGGCACAAATTGCGAGGCAGCAACGATGATGCCGCAAGGAAGAATGCCGACTCCCGAAGAGGCGAGAGCAGAGCTTGCTAGGCGTCAGGCTGCACAGCCGCAAAATGCACAACGCATGCCTACGCCAGAAGAGGCCCGCGCGGAACTTGCCAAGCGTCAGGCTGCGCAACCGCAGGGCTCACAAGGGGGCGCCCAGGATTTTATGGCTGGCTTAGGCGCATTTAACCAATCTGTTGAAAAATACCCATTGGGGCTGTTGCAGTTAATAGCGCCACAGGAAGCAAAAAGGATTGCAGAAAAAAATAAGACCAATGTAAATGAAGACAGAAAGACATCTCCAAAATCCGTTGCCCTTGGAGATTTCCTAGGCGACCTAGGCGTTTCTTTGCCAGCCTTTGGTGGTGCAGGCGCAGTGGCCGCTAAGCTCGCTCCTAATTTGGCCAGAACAGGCGCACCTTTAGCTGCGCGCGCAGGATTGAGCGGATTAGAAGGCGCCTTAGGCGGAGCTGCTTTGGGCGGCTCTGAATATGTAGGCGACGAGCATTCGCGCTTAGGGAACGCGGCTTCAGCAGGGGCATTTGCCGGAACAGCAGGCGCAGCATTGCCGGGCATAGGCAAAATTTTGAGTACAGGTAAAAATGCAGCAAAGAAAACCTATAACTACTTCGCGAACCCAGAAAAGAACCTCGCTGAATCCTTTTATGCCAATATTCCAGAAAAGAATATGGATAAAGCGCTTAAGAATGCAAAGCTCGCAGAAGAGTACGGCCTTAAGTTAACGCCAGCAGAGGCTTCCGGCTCCCCAATTCAGGCCCGTGCAGAAGGGCATCTTGGCACCACATTGCCAGGAACAAAGGCCTTGTACGAAGCTAAAGAACAGCAAAAAGAAGCGCAGCAAAAGCTTATTGATAAACTTCTTGGCACCATAGCGCCCGCTAGCGGCGGCTCAGCCGCTAAAAATGTCAGAGAGGCGGCAGCGCAAGCTATTAAAACAAAAGAAAAAGCGCTCCAAGAAAAGGCTAGGCCGTTTTATGAGAAAGCTGAAAGCCAAACCATATCCACAAACAAGCTGAACAGCTTATTGAGAGACGAGAATATAGGCGATGCTTATCAGCATGTATATGAATCTTCTGTCTATGCGGACTCTCTAAAAGACTTTCCGCTAACAAGCGTTAAGCGATTGGACTTAGTTAAAAAGCGCATGGACGACCAGATAGCAGCCGCTTCTATTTCTGGCAGGAAGCATGAAGCAAGCCTGCTACTAGGCGCTAAAAACAAACTGGTAGACGCCTTAGATAAAGTTTCACCAGAATACGCCAAGGCACGCGGAATCTATGAAGAAGGCTCCCCAGCTATCGACCTACTGCGCAAAGGCGACATCGGAAAGATTGCAAACCTTGGCGATCCACAGCTTCAGAATGTTTCGAAGATAATATTCGATCCGCAAGAAACCGACGAAAAGGCATTCCATCTTATAAAGAACGCCATTCAAAGTGAGAACCCTGACGCCTGGAATGGCATCATCCGCAACGAAATGGAACGCAGGATTGCCAATAAGGCGCTCGATAAAACAGGAAACGCCGGCTCTAACTTCTACGATTCCGTCCTGTCGCGCGATGTAACATTCAAGCAATTCCATGATGCCCTCGCAGGCCTTCCAGGAGACCTAGAGAAAGCACCGCAAAATGCTGCTGCGCAAAAAGCGTTGGTAGACATGCGTGAGCTATTTAGAGATTTGCTAAATAATTACACGCCAAAGACATCCAGAGGATTCTCGGAGTCTCATGTAAATCAGAACAGAAACCTTGGAAACCTTCTTTTAGAGAAAATAGAAAACCTTCTGAATGGGCAATATGACGAAGTGGCCGTAAAAATGGTAACAGATGGAAAATGGCGCGATCAATTTCTGAAGATAGCAGAAGACAAAATGCTTACTAAAGAGGGGCGCCAAAAGCGCACGATGATGCTAATGGATAAACTGCTTAAATCTCAAGCTACAAGCATAAATAAAGATGAGGATGTGGAATAATGTCTCTAGACCCAGCCTATATTACGTCAGTAGACTTAAACCCCTACCTTGTAGACAAGGACACAGGCGCACCCCTCGCAGGCGGCGTTATCCAATTCTGGCAAGATGACTCCCGTAGCACACCAAAGACGGTGTACCAGCTAACAGGCTCACCCCCTAACTATACCTATGCCGCACTGCCAAACCCTGTGGTGCTAAGCGCTACCGGCACTATTGAAGATAACAATGGCAATAACTGCGCCCTTTATTACTACCCATTTGATGCCAATGGCAATATCCAGCTGTACTACATTGTAGTATTAAACTCCATGGGCGTGATTCAGTTCACCCGCGAAGCATGGCCAAATACCACCCCTGAGAGCAATCCCGTTACCGCGCAGAACAATACCATTGTAAACATGCTGAGCAATCCGCAGTTCGCAGAGGTTCTGTTCGACGTTACGACTGGCGCCGTTATCCCCTATACGGCAAGCACGAATGCAAGCGTAGAGATTGCCCCAGATTGGTATTTGGATATTGAGCCTGGCGCTGGTGGAGGCGGAACGGTTACGGTCACGCGCCAAGCTATTTCTGGAATCAGCAATACATTAACGCAGCCGCCTTATACCCTGACGATTAACCCCACAGGCGGAAACCTTTCCAAGCTTAGCTTGAGACAGCGCCTTTATCAGAACCCAAATATTTGGTCAGGAACCCCAGGGCTGCAAAACGGATGGGTTGGAACAACCATTGTTTTAGGAAACCAGAGCGATGTTACGATTCAATACGCCCCATCAGGAGGCGGAACGGCCCAAACAATATTGCAGGAAAACAATCAAACAGGTGGACTCTTCGAGTATTCATTAGCTACTCAGCTTCCCCCTGGAAATAACCCCCTGACCGCAGATACAAACGGTTATACCGATATCATTATTTATGTTAATGATTCACGGCCTACCATATTAACTAGCGTACAAGTCGTTCCTCTTGCTTCTAACGTAGATACGATTCTTTTCGAGCAGACCCCTGTCAACCGTCAGGTAGACCAGCTATTCCATTACTATGCGCCAATACTTTCAGCAAAACCTACTCCATCCTATTTGAT